GGAAGTGTGGTCACACTGCCACTTTTACATTTGGCTACAGCCATCACGAACTCAAAGCGAAAATGCGCCTCATGGCCTCGACGCTGAACATCTGCGATATATGCCAGGCGAAACTTATTGCCGATAGCGAATGGACTCATGTGCAGCTGATGCTCGAACCGAAACCAGTCGTATTGACTGGTAGTGAAAAGCAGATCGCATGGGCGAGGTCGATTCGCACGGCTAAGTACGAAGCACTGGCGCTTGTCCTGGACTGCTTGCGTGAAGCGCATCGAACACGTCAGGACGAATGGTCAGCAATCGCACAGGCCATCAAGCCAGTGGTCGCAGATGTGTCTATATGGCGTTCATATACGCAATCAGGCGCCATCATCGAGCGACGCAACATCAACTGGATTTCATCGTTTAGAAATGCGCTGAGTCGGGCAGGATTACATCTGGGAGGTTTGGTATGACAATGTCGGAAACAATCGGTGCAATTGCACCAGCGCTGGTCAAGGCACAGGCCGAGATTAAGCCAATCGTCAAGGATTCCACGAATCCAGCGTTTCGTTCGAAGTACACATCACTCGATGCCATCATGGAGGTCGTGAGGCCTGTGATGGCGAAACATGGTCTGTTCGTCGTGCAGTCGGTGCTTGACACCATCGATGGCGAGCATTCGACCAGCATCACCGTCGAGAGTCGTGTGATTCACAGCTCAGGTGAGTGGATTGCTGGTGTCGTGCAGGTCCCTGTGATGCAACAGACCAGCCACGGATTCGGGTCAGCGCTCTCGTATGGTCGACGCTACAGCCTCAGCGCTCTCCTGTCGCTCGCATCCGATGAGGATGACGATGGCAATGGAGCGATAGGCCAACAGCCACAAGCACGGCCACAAATCAAGCCAGGACCACCACAGACCACGACGCTTCGCAAGCTTGCACCACAGGCGAAACCGATACCTGGTTATCACAATGGTTCACACTTCGTGATCGGTGAAGAGGACCCGAACGCATGACATCTGAATGCTTCTACTGCGGAGTGATGTATTGTCACTCCGCGAAGATAACTGGCGATCACATGCCAATACCTGAACGAAACGGAGGCACGGACATTGTTCCGTGCTGTTCCGCTTGTCATGACATGAAGGACAGGATTCCATTGCATCAGTGGCATTCAATGGCATGGAAAGAAATCAACGAACAGTGGCCATTGTTTGGACGCTACACTCGCATATATTTAGCGAAGAGTCTATCTGTAATGAGTGACTATAACGACCGGTGTAGAGCGGAACGACAGAAGGCGAAGGTCAAACAATGAAATTCGAACTGGCCTTTGAAGCCATGCGCCACGGTTATTGCATCACCGTGCAAGAAAACAAAGCTCTCTGGTACAGATACGATCAAGCGATGCAGGCCGTGCGTGCATACGTGAACAGTCTGTTTATGTCATACAGGCTTGATTTCCCTACTGACCGCATCATGACCGATCGATGGCAGGTTGGTGTTTACATCCAAGACAATACACCACTCTGGCTTGACATCCCGGACGCCTACGACATCGAGCAGATTATGCAGTATGCCGAGATCGCACTCGAAGAACGCGAGCAACGATTGGCAGACACTCTATGACAGGACTTGAAGCATTAATTAGATTGAAGATGCGTTTAAAAGCTCGTCGTAAAGAATGGGAAGAAAAGCAATACGCACGTGTCCACACAATTACTCGTAAGGATGGAACAGTAATCACAGGCGTTATTATCTATAAGGATGTACACAACGGTGGTATTTGCGAACATGTTCCAGTGCGTTACGTAGAAGCAAGTGAGCTTCTCAAAGATGACTGGGAGGTTGTTGAATGACGAAACTTGTATGGATAACGCCCGATGCCGAGAAGGTCATCGGGTATTGCGCTCGAGTCTCGAACCCGGGAAACCAGGACAATCCTGATGTCACGAGGTTGCTTCGATATTGTGTCGGTCACGGACACTGGTCAATCTTCGAGATGGCCAGCATGTGCATCGAGGTCAAGACCACGAGAGCCATCGCCGCGCAGCTGCTCCGACATCGGTCGTTCTCCTTCCAGGAGTTCAGCCAACGATACGCAACCGTGGTCGAGGACATCGAGGCCCCAGAGATGCGCCTCGCTGGCGCTCACAATCGCCAATCAAGCCTGCCACTACCTGCCATCGAGGAACTGACCAAAGAACAGCAGGATGCGCTGTATTTGGTCGGTTCATCGATCGAGTTCGCGACCGACGTCTATCGAGATCTCGTCAAGAACGGCATGGCTGCGGAGACTGCTCGCATGGTCCTACCGCTATGCACTCCGACCACGATGTACATGAGCGGAAGCATCCGCTCGTGGATTCATTATGTGCAGTTACGAACGCGCCAGGACACGCAGCTCGAGCATCGTGACATCGCGCAAAGCATCCAGAACATCATGCTGGAACATCTGCCAATAACGATGGAAGCACTCGGTTAACACCATACTGGTGTGGAGGTATTTTTATATGGCACGTAAACCAACAGCTGACAAAGAAATCACACGCGTAGAGGAAAAGCAGGAAGGACTCCTGTGGCTCCTGAAGGCCAGTGAATATGAAATCCTGGAGCGCTTGAACGCTGAGGATGCAATCATCTTCATCCACCCTGCGCTCGATGGTATCGTGAGTTTCCGCATCGAAGAAAATCCAGCACATGACCAAAAAGTGGTGCATGTCTGGAGATAAATGTATAAAGGATTTGCCAGTCCTCCCAGGCTGGTGAATACCGAACAACCAACCAAACAGAAGACCAGATGTCGCGCTTGCATCTGGTCTTTTGGTTTGTTAGAAGTTTACGAAGCCGAAGCCGCCAAACTTGCCCAGCTCGCGCCAGTTTCGCTTTTTCAAATACAGGCCATCACCATCACGCTCGACTGATAGTTCGTCCGATGGTTCTGGGCTGGTGTTGCCTTCAACCGTGTAGACACCCCACTCCTCGACCTTTGTGACGATGCCGATGTGTGCAATACGCGAGAGTGCATGGAAGTAGAACAGCGCCACATCACCACGCCGTGGACGCTTCGTGGTTGTACCATCGATGATGTGCTGGACAGGTAGCCATAGTCCTTCGCTCTTATGCCATCTCGACCAGTCTGGACAATATCCAGATCGAGGATAAGTCTCATCGTAGGTGATGCCGAGCTGTGTGGCCGCTTGCTTGTGGCGGAAGCGTACATGTGCAGCGCACCACGGTGAGCCAGGAGGAATCACTGGTTTGCAGGATGCTTGATATGCCTCGACTGCTTTACCTCGATTTTCACCGACTTCCTGGACGCCAATGTTCGCGACAGCCAGATCAGTTGATAGCAGTGCGATTCGTCTTGATGGTGCTTCGGTACTCATGGTGTATACTCCCTCCGTCCAAATAGGTTCATTCCTAATCCTCGCACCTCCGGTACCCCTTCACCGGAGGTGTTTTATTTTCAGTAGTCAAGCAAATCTTAACAACTCACAAGGATTCCTTGTCACATGACCAACTTGTAAGAAATCCTTACAAGTTCAGGAGAATGTCTCCGCATCATCACTACTGGACACGATGGTGATGCCATTCGTCGTGTGCGTGTAAATGATGTACACCACTCCGAGGCGCCAATAGCAGGCGATTTCATCATCGCTGACATTGCCTGTCACGACGGTAGAAGCAGCTGTAATAACGTTACCCATCGGGTCACGCTTGACTCGGTCAATGTTGCTCGAGCTGGTGCGGAAAAAGATATATTCCATGCCATTCGGCGACACGCAGACAGTGCCATGTGTGCCGGTTCCGATTGTAGTTGCCACGCTGACTGTGTTCCCTTCGTCTTCGGTCGTGTACCGCTTGATGGTCCCGCCTGTGTCGTCCACGATGATGATGAGCGCCATCGAACCACTGTTCTTCTGATACGCCAGCGACAGACATTCCGCGTTAGAGATCGGCGTCGTGACCTCATCCCAGTTCGTGCCGTTGTGCGCCCTGGCGTGATACAGCTTCACGCCACCACTTGCAGTGACGACACCGTATGTCGCCTGTTGCGCTGGTGACATCGGCCGCTGTGCAGTTTCCTGCAAGAGTCTCCTCGCGGAAAACAGCTCGCTGACGCTTTGCGCTGTACATCGGATTCACACCGACACTCGATGCGCCGATGAGGATTGAATGATTCGCTTTGCCGAGTCCGAACGGTGAGCCAGTCTGGTAATTTCCAAGCGCATCGAAGCTCGAATCGGTCCCTCGTGAAGATGAGTCGCTGGAGAGTTGAAGTGTTACCGTTCCGCTGGTCGCCGGATCTCCTGATGTGTCCAGGACAATACCATGTGCTGGCCCTCGAAGAATAGCGCCGAATGGCAGGTATAGTGCTGAGTCGGTCCCGCCATTCACATCGAAAGGATCATACAGATCAGGGATGAAATCACCATTGATGGAATCGAAAAGTGTCTGTGCTGTGATTGTGCCTACACCGATCTCGAAGCCATACGCGAAGTCGGTCCCTGATGTTGCGTTCGGTGTTGCGAGGATTCCGCCACCATAAAGCCACGTCGAGATACCAGTGCCACCATTCAGGAAACAGTCCCGTAGTGGAGGTTGTGAGACGCTACACGTACCACTGCCCGGGTACGCCACGGAGTTCGTCGCGGTCCAGCCAGGATGTCGGACGATGCTCGCATCCGATGCATTGACCTGACCTGCGAGGTCGCTGATTGAGAGCGGTGTGACACTGTACGTTGTGACGCCAGTCGCGCCACCCACAGTCTTTTGCCACCAGTAGTCCGACTCCTCCTCATCGCGACCATCATTCTTTTGTTGCCAGAAACGCCTGGAATAGTAATAAGTCGTCGTGTCGACTTCAGCGACGATGGCAGGCGTGATGCGCTCGTGTTCGTAACCGAGACCACTTGGCACATAGTGGCTGTTTGTGAATCCGTTGGTTGTGTCCTGCTTGAGTGTTGTTGTGCCGAGGTCAATCGCCCCTGTAGCGATGCGTAGACGCTGGCATGAAGTAACACCCCAATAAGCCGAGTCGACGCTCTCTGAGCCAGCGTACGAACTGCTAGCGGTATTCTTGCGCGGGTATGGATTGTCCTTCCCGTCAGTAAGCGGAAGTGCGCTGACCGACCACGCATCAGGACTGCACAGGTCGATTGTCACCGTCTGATACGACGTGGTCGCAGCTGTCACATTCCACGTTTTTGTATTTCCGTGAAAGTCCGTGAGCACGAAGGTCCCCGCAACGCCTGTCCCGCTTTGCGCCTTGATCTGGATGTCAAGGTAGCGATATCCCGACATGCCTTCGTATGGTGCAAAGAGTCTGTCGTTAGTTGTTCCTGCGATGCTTCGTGTCGTGGCATATGCAAGACTCCAGCCATTGAACCTGAAGCCACGGAACATGCACCTGGTCTCGCTTGATGCTTCGCCAACAGCTGTAAGTGACGCACTTGTGATGGCGCAGGAGATGCTGGCCGGAACATCATCGAGGGTTGTTGTCAAACTGTTTGACCCATAGTCCGGATCTGTCAGGACTGTCGTCGTGCTGTAGTCGACAAACGTGTCACTTCCTGACATCGAACCTGTTCCGGTTATTGTCCTGGACGAACCATCGAATCCTGTGACCACGACACTCAGTGAGTCTGGGTACGATGTCGACCACGCCCTGGTTCGACCGATGACAGCGACGTTTCTGTCCAAGCAGCTCGACGTGCTGATGGTTGCGCTGGCCGTTGCAACGATGCCGAATGCGTCTGTCGTTCCCAGAACACTGAGACTCCACTCCGTGGCGCTTTGTGCGTGGAATGTGTGAGTGTGCGCGATGTCATGCACAGCGATGGTGTTCACTTTGACCAATGACACAGCGAAGTCATGGCGAACATCACCACTCGAGAATCCATTCGCCGACAGGATGGCGGTGTAGTCGGCTGTGCGCCTCGATGTGGCGGCGGCTGACACGCTGACACTTCCACCATTGGCCGTGATACTACATGCGGCTGTGGCGCCACTCGTGGTCATCTCATACCAACGGTATGCAGTCCTGGGAGGAAACACCGTCGGTGCCACGCTCGAGCTGTATGCGGTCTCAGTGACGTCCCACAGCTTATCTGTCGAGACCGATGCAGTGAATGTGCCAGCGCATGTCACGCTCACATCCTTGTATGTCGTGGCGCCGGTCTCACTTCCAGACGCGAGCACCACGTATCCGCTGTTCGTCGATCCGTGGCCGTTGTTTACCGCCAGGTTCGCACGAAGTTCCCACGTCCATGCCGAACCAGGTGATGGTGCATTGACCGTTGAAACAATAGCAAGTGAACCAAGAAAACCTAGATGTCCGCCGAACGAAAAGTCTGTGAAGTGCGTGTCGTAGTCAGGCTCGAGAGGTTGCGTCGCGAATGGATTCCAAATGCGCTCCGTGACGTTTTGCGTGTGCGACATCGTCAGCGTCGATGTACGTGTCCCATCGATGTACGCCACTATTCTTCACCAAAGAGGTACTGACCTCGATAGACCGCTTTGCGGAATTGCACGGTTCCATTCTCCACCACAAACTCAATGCTAGGAATCGCTACGATTCGATACAGGCCCTTCACTGTCACACCATCAGGCTGCATGATGGTCACGATATCACGCACCCACAGAGGTCTATTCGTGGTGCTCAGAACCAGAAAGTCACTCTCCCACTCGATGAGGATGCGCCCTTCCATGAGTCGGTTCTGTAGTGAGATTCTCGCCTGATAAGCGACGTCAGCATTTGTGATGCTCGGATCAGCGAGGATGTATGGAACTGGTCGCCCTCTCCAGTTGTATGGTCGGTCGGCTGGTAGTGTGGTCGCGTCCTGGCTCGCTGCGTCTGCATTGTACGAATACAGCAGATCGCCATTCCTCGGGTCCTGTCCAATGACTGTGATTTGATTGCACTCAGGCGACTCATAATGCGCGGTCATACGACGGACCACACGCTTCTCACGGAGCGCCGCAGTGACTCCAGCAGCTGTCGCGGCAGGGACACTCTGGTACAGAGTCATCACGCTGTCGAATGACAGGTCGTACGGATTCGCCCACTGGTATTTGTAACCACTGGTAGTCGGACTCCATCCAGTAACGAATGTCGCAGCATAATCGGTTTTCAGTTTGTTCAGCATCGATGCGATCGTGTCGCCACGCTGAGGAACAAATGACGAATAACCACGAGCGATGTCTGGACTCCGACTGATGTTGATACCTGTCACATCGGTATAAAGAAGATATGTCGCTGGAGGATAACCGGCGAGTGTCATCATGTCACCGATGGCTGCCTCCGCCGTGTAGCCGTCGTAGAGTAGACCATCCTGGAAGTAATACAGCTCGAAGTCGCGTGAACGGTCCTGTCCTTCGAACTGAAGTTTGCTAAAGTTCTGTGACAGATCTGCTTGCTCATACTGAATCTGCGGAGGCGCCAGTGTGCCTCGGAAGATGTCGATGTATGCCGGCGTCGGTGTCGCGCTGTTCGAGATCGCCACACGAATAGGTCTGTCACTTGTGATCTGTGGCTGTTGAACACCAGCAGTCTCGAGTGCTCCACGCCTGGCGCTCATCTTCAGCGTTGTCCTCGATGTCTCATCGACCGACAGCACCAGATCATCGATGTACTCTGTAATGTCCACAGGCTGGTTCGCCGTGGCTGTTGCTGCTGGTGTATAAGTCGCCATCGATGCCGCCACACCAGAGGTGCGCGTGTATGGCGATGGTGTCGTCACCTCAAGCTTGAGCCGGACCGTGTCTATGATTCCATTAGGTGTATACGTGCCACCAGCTGATGTTGTCACGCTGACGGTTTCCGTGATGCTTCCTGTCGATGTTCCAACGACGTCAGACCAGACAGTGCCCACGAAGGTCGCACCAGTCGGCGGAGCATAGCGCAGTTTGATCGGCTTTGAGTAGAACACACCAGTGGTCTCATAGGCAATCGGTGCAATTTGCACAGTCGGTCGCCCATAGGGAACCTTCCACGCGAAGCTACCTGATGGCACGATGGTTTGTCCAGGAGAGTCCAGAACATCCTCAAAAAGGTGTGAGAAGTTAGCACCAAACGTCGACGTGACAAGCAGCTCGCGACGCTTGAATGGAATCATCATCAGCGCGATGTTGCGCTGTCCTACTGCACTGGCGCTTGTGACGCTTCGTCCTGGCGTTTTGTTCGTGTCGGACTGGTCATAGACACCCTTCTGGATGCCATTCTTGTAGACGATGCAGCTGCCATTCGCACGAAATACCAGTTCGACTGTGTTGGCTCCACCGTAGCCCCACTGAACGCGAAGGATAGGCAGTGGCGAAGCATCGACCCAGTTTGTAACGTACGCGGAAATGTACCAGCCCTGATTGACGCCATACGAAGCAGTCGTCGAAACCCATTCAACATTTGCTGTGCCGAGTGTCGTTGCGGTGAGGTAATAATCGCCAGCGGCATTGACCTCCATCTGCTTCCATACACTGCCTGTAGTGAGCGTGTAGGCGCTTCGTGGTACACGAGCATACAGGCCGGCATAGTTGGTCGACCATCCTTCGGTGACAGGGAGAGGCGCAGGCATGGCCGTCATGGTCACGGAGTCAAACCATCCAGTGGAGTTCTGTCGGTCCCATGAAGTTCCATCAGCACCGACACACACACGACCTAAAGCAGGACGTGGTTCAGGACAGTCGACCTCGACCAGTAACGGCCAGTTTGTCGCCATTAGATTCTTCTCATTTCAGTGACCAGGTTCTGACGTCCAGCCTGAATCATCATCTTACGCATCGAGCGTTCGAGGTCGGTCGAAGCAGGGATAAGCGTCTGCGGAATAATGCCGACTCCACCGACGTTCGTCGGGTTGTTTCCAGCGGTTGCAAGTTCTGAAGCTGTGACTCCGATCGCGCCCAGGCGACCGCCGCCGAATGTCTGTTTTCGAAGGTCAAGCAGATCTCGAGTGGACCCTGTGTTCTTGGCGATCTCATAGAGGTGTCCCTCCATGCTTTTGGCCATGTCCACAAATGCCGCCTGCATCCTGGCTGCATATGCCGCGATGTCTATCATTGTATTGATGAGACCACCGCCCTTGCCTTCGGTCGACTTTGCTGCACCAGCAGCTGCTTCTGCTGCTTTACCAATACCTGTCGTGGTAGGAGGTGTCAATCCCGCAGCTGCTCCGCCTGTGGCTTCGACTGTGGTTTTACCGACCTGCTGTGCCTTATCGATTTCATTAAATAAGGCATAGGCACCAAATCCTGCCAGTGCAGCAGCTGCTAAAGCGGCAGCCGCGAGTGCTGGGTTTGCTGCTGCTTTACCAATAATCACCGCGACATTCAATGCCTTCATGGCTGCGACAGCACCCATAATGGCCTTCGCCACCAGGGAGAACTTCGATGCAACATCGACAAGGACCGCTGCTACACCTAACAATATAAAGGTCTTCATAACTATGTTTAAGGCAGTGCCTTGTGTGGCCATAGTCTTTATCAAATTGGTGGCTACTTCTAGACTTTTGATAATGTCTGGACCGAATGCAGACAGAAACGATGCGATGATTTGACCTAGTGCCACATTGAATCTGTATGTCGCATCACCGATGTTGTCCATCGCAGTCTGGATACCTGATGATGCTTGCGGAAGTTTAGTGAGTTCGATTGCAATCTTCCGGACAGCTTGAGCACCAGTGATTCCCATCTTTGAGATTGCTTCACCACTGCGTGTTCCGAATGCGGCCTCGATGGCGTTTCCTGCGACAGCACTGGCTTCGACCAACTGATTTATTTCTTCTTGTGAAACAGTGGCCTTGCCAGCCATGTCGGTCAGACCTTTAGTCATCTGACCTAGTGTCTCAGCAGATCCACCAGTAGCAGCGATAGCGTTCGCCATTCCCTTTAGTGCTGATTCCGCTTCTCCAGCAGTGAGCTTCACCGAACGAAGGCCTATAAATCCACGAATGGATTGTTCGAGGTTAATGCCTGGAAGCGCGGCGATCTGTTCGAGGCGTCCCATCTGCGCTGTAAGTTCGTCTGTTGTGGTAACAGTGGTCGCGACAGCGCGTGTCAGTGAGTCATATTGTGCAGCTGCATCAAGTGCACCTTTAGCAAATCCAATGACTGCGCCACCGACGAGTAGACCTTTGACTTGACCAGCGAGAGCAGATGTGCTGTCCTTGGTTTTGTCCAGGCTGTCAGCCGTTGACTTTGCTTCGGTCTTGATGTTCTTCAGCGCCTGGACAGCATCACCAGCGCCTGAAACTTTAAAGATGATGTCGAAGATGCCAAGCGCCATTAGAATGTCCTTTTCGCCAGCACCGACATCACGGCCTTGACGATCTCAACGATTTGATTTTCCCAGACTTCACCAGCCCATGCGACTTCGGCGAACTCATCCAGAGTCAAATCTGTCTCGCTGGGATGGCGCTTGAGATGCCTCACCGAAGTGTAGAGAATCCTCTGCGCCACCCCGCCTAGTCGTTTGGGACTTCGTCTACCGCCGCTTCGATATCAATCGGGAATGCCTTCGCAAACTCTCCGACAACATAGAGGTATATTTCGGAGCGATCACGGGCTAGCTGCGCGAAGCGACGTCCAGGATTGATTTCACCATCGCCAGGCTGAATCACATAACAGCGCGCCATGATCATCAGAATCTGGAGCATCTGGTCAGGAAACTCAGGGAATCCAATCTTCAACGCCTTCTGTACTTCAGGTCGAGGGAATAGGTCGGATGCCTTCGGTTCACGAAATGTGAAACTGCCTGGCGCACCGATAAAGCGCTCGATGTCGACTACGTGATTCGGTCGACCTTCAGCCTTAGGAATGTTGTCGAAGATTGAACTCAAGTTATGATCCTGACAGACCAGTGATTCCGGACACGCCAAGCTTGATGGTCGCGGTTTCGGTCTGTGTTTCTTCCGGAGTCAGGGACAGCCCTGCTTCTGTCACCATACCAAAATACTTCACGACGTTGCCAGCAACGGAAGCTGCGCCATCAAGGTCGACGTCAATCTCACAGCCGAATCCAAGTTTGCTGGTGAAAAGAGGACCAGTGGTGTTGTCGATATACAGCTCCAGGTTCACAGTACCAGCCTGTGTCGTTGGGAGTGATGCTTCGTAGGTCGCGCACAAAGCAGTGGCATTGACCATATTCTGCGTGACAGTCGTGCTGAAGCTCTTCGCGAGACATTGAACCGAAGTTGCGGTCGTAGTCGGAAGTGCAGTCGTGTCACCAGTCAAAGCGGCTGCGGTGAACGTGATTGTAAGTGTTACATCTTTAGCGAGAAGCGGACGGGCCATAGTTATACCTCTGGAGTTATTGTGGCAACGAATGTTTGAGCGATGCCATTATCGACGCGACCATCCTGACTGACGTCCACAGATGATGACACCGAGGTCCTATTCAGGAAGAAGACAGGCGTCGTGGAGTTCACGGTCTGTCGGTTTAGTAGTGTATCGATTCGGTCGACGATGGCCTTGACACGCGCCATCGAGACTGCACCGCTTTGAGTGTCCCAGCACCACACGTGATGGACAGATGTGGTCATAATGCGACCGCCACATAATGGCTTCGTGTCTTCCTGTCCACCATCAGTGTGACGCACCACGATGTATGGAACCTGTGGCTGTCGCAGGCTGATCGGGTCCTTCTCAGGAGCCATGTATAGGTATATGCCCTGCTGATAGTTCGGTGCGCGATTATCGACCGCCATCAGGTCCTGAAGCGTTGCATCAGCTGTGAGTGTGTCATAGATCCACTCATCGACGACTAAAGACTCAACCATTGAAGTACTTCCCCACTACACCTTGAAACACGGACCATGCCTTCGTGCTGGCAGGTATTGCGAACGGACGATTCTTCTTGAACTCGAGTATCTTGCCATAAGGCGCTGCGATGCTGATGAAATACTCGTAGTCGTTGACCTTATTGATGGTGATGGATGTCCGCAGGAATCCAGTTCGCACAGCTGGTGCTTGTCCTGGCGCGGATGCCTGATAAGTCGTTCTGCCGACTTTGTATCTTCGTCCAGACTTTGGACCAGTCATCAGTGCAATCATTCCGGTATACGAAGCACTCACCGCATTCTGGAGAAAAACAGCCAGCATGCGAAAACGTTGCTCCGCGTCGTCAAAGCCGGAGAGGTCAACCTTAACGGTCACGGAGCCAACACCTCGATGAGCAGTGGACCGAAGCGTCGCACGGTAGTCGAGACTGTGAGCGAGATTGTCAGACGCACCATTGCAGATGTCGGATAAGCAGCCGGGTTCAGAACCGTCAAAATGCCCTGTGTGGCCATCGACTTTGTGAGTGTGACACTTCCTCCACCGAAGCTGTACGCGATGCCTGTGGCGGCGTTCGTGAAAGTCGCTCCGAGAGTGCCTGTCGTGATGTCAATCGGTGAGCCGTTTGAATCCACCAGACGCACCACGTACGTGTGCCAGTCACCCGTCCAGGCTGCGAGCTGCACAACCTGTTCCGGGTCTTCGGTGATGTTGATGATGTTCACACTCATACTGGCCTCACATAGAGTTTCAATGGACCGAATACCTGCGTGTCTGTCGCGCCGGTTGTCCTGGTCACAGTTACAGTGTACGTGCCAGACGTGTTCGTGACCGTAGTCGTCAAACCGAATGACAGGCGTCCATTGTCCGCATACGTGGCAGTTCCGCTATATGTGGCCACAAGTGTTCCACCAGCGTTGTAAACCTTCGCGGTGACTGTCGCGCCAGTGATATCGATGCCTGTGCCATTCGCATCCGTGACCTGGACATCGATGCTCGTGGCTGTTCCCACATTGACATCGAGTGGCTGATCTGCACCGAGACCATCAGCTAAGAGTTGATAAGGCCCGATGTGTACACTGGTCGCAGCTGACACAGGCGTCAAGAGATCTGAGGAAATGTAGTCTGTTCCGTTGTGAAGTAGCGCTCCAGACAACTCAGATGCAGCTGCTGTTGAATCGACAATCGCGTGGACATTAGCCTGGATGTGATTCGATGTCCCGACATCTGCAGGACGATTGTCGACCGTAGTTTTTAGAAGTCGTGCGCCCATTGATCCAGCAGTTGTGTACGATGACGCAACAGCATCAAAGACCGCTGATGCAGTCTGTGCTGCTGTCAAGCCACCAGAGGACAACTTCACCGTCATTACCGCACCGTTAGTACCAGACGCACCACGTACAACAATCGTTACATCGTCAGCACCAGCCGCCAAAGCAGCATCAGGTAGATCGAGTCTGTAGACTCCCGGCATGTTGGTTGCGTCAACCTCCGCAAATCCACCAGATGTCCACGCCTGTGCGATTGTACGGGCTACTAGAGGGATAGATACGCTTGCAGTCCTTGTGCGGTTGTAGCGGGCTGAGAGACCGCTTGTGGAGGCTGTGAGGCCTGTAGCACCAAGGTAGAGCTCGATTGACTGGGAGGTAGAGCCGGGAGCGATTGTGATTGTGCTGGCGTTGCGCTCGGTGGGGTTATAGAAACTTACACCGGACAACGACCTATATGCAGTAGCACCAGCGGTTGGTGTTGTGCCAGTCCACGTAACACCGTATATGTCACTTGATGGTGCATTTGCTGACCTTCCAAAATCAATATTTGGACTGCCAGATAGTGCTGTATACATCTGGATATAGTCATAACCCATCAACAACGATTGCCCAAAATCTAAACCTTCCCATCCAGTAGTCACTGTATTTGAACCTGTGGCTATCAGTGTTCGTGCTATACCGGACATTAATATGCGATTATAGTCCTCAGTAATTTGATTGCTGACTTGTGACCAAAGGATAGATTCAACAGCCCCACCATTTACAAATAAACAGTTTTGAACAGTTGCAGCACTAGTAGATGTCCCAGCCGACCTTACGTGTGATCTTGCGTATCCAGAAAAAGTGCAGTTACTAACAATTATATTTACATTATTAACCGTTGGGTATAAACCGACATTTGCACAACCACTTACAAAAAGACAATCAGAAATATTTGTGCCTTGATTTGCTACTTCGTCTCCAACGTTATAACCAGCATGACTATTTGGATTGCTTGTATTACCTGATAAGACAATATTCTTGCGGAAAATATTTCTGGTCGTAGCACCAGTAGTACACCCTGTAACTATTACTGGGTTTGAGTTATATCCAACAAAAAGACACTTTTCTATCACTAGATTATTTGCTGGATAAATAGAAACGCTACCATCAAAATAGATACAACTAATATTCAAAAACGGTTTATTGTTGCCTGTAAATGTTGTTCCACTGATTGCCGCCAAGTCACTTGTACGACTCGTTAATCTAACAGAACCAGCAGTAACACCACTGAATTGTGATGCAGTTACATCACCAATAATATAAGTTGCTGATGTAAATGCTGTGGCGGTTACGGTAAAGTTTCCACGATATGTACCGGGAGCAATGTACAGTGTGTCCCCGGAAGAAATACCCGTTGTACCAACTGCTTTGGTTATAGTTTGCCACGCTTGCCCAGTCGTGGAACCAGTACCGGTATTTGAATCGTTACCGTCAGTCCTGACGTAATAAGTTGCCATTATTCAGCCGTTCCTTGAACAATCTGCTGTGCCATAATGCTCGCAAACTGAGTCACAATACCTGATTGAAACTGCTCATCCTGAGTGACCCACCAGACATTAACGCTGGTTCCATCCTGCCCAAACGTACCCAAGATGTTTCCGTTGTCATCCTCGATGTCACCAAAGACACGCCAGTCGGTAGACGGTGCAGGTTCCTTTTCAATCCTAAAGTTTTGCAGGTTCATTTGCCCACCTTCAAAGCACTCGCCTCAACACCCTTGAACGGCATCGTTAGGAACGCCAGCACACTAGACACCGCAGCGGAGACACCAGCCGCTACCGCCTTGGAGCCGTACAGTGCCATCACTGCGCCCAGCTCCGAGATGTCGTGCGCTTCAGATGTTCTGATGCCATCACCGAAAACACTGGTGAATGAAGCTACAAAAGCCACGACAACAACGACCACGAGTCTCTTGATTGATATGCTGTTCATCTTTGTAATGACCCCTCTATCATCGCGACACGGCTCTCGAGTTTACCGAGGCGTTCCTCGATGCGCCGAACTTCCTGCGCCTGTCCAGTGAGTACGCTGTTTACATTTTTCAGCTCAACGTTCAGAACATTGATGCTGACCTGTAGTTTCGTATAGGTTCCGATGACGGCTCCTAATACCAGGACTAATTGTCCGACCAATGCTACAACGACCTCGACTGTCATACCATCACTCCACTGTACATCTTATGCTTATCATGGTGCGATGATGTCGATGCGTACCACCACGCACTGGGTATACAAGCGGTTACGTGCGAATACGTGCGAATACGTGCGGTTCCGTGCGCTATCCGTTGGAACGATACCGAAGGCCAATGGTCTGCGATACTGCATTGCTGTGACCATAGTCACTGCCGATGACTTCGTAGTATGGCGCGAGGTTCTGCGGATTGCCGGATGTGTATATTCTGTCATCCGACTTGACTTCGAGGTCAGGTGAACACGTCAGCGTCCAGGAGCCACCAATCTCGATCATGCCACCAACGACCGCCTCACTGTCACCAGTGTTCGTGATGGTTGCGCGAATCTCAGCGACCTGTATCCAGTGCTGGCCAATGCCACCGATGCCATCTGATTGATTGACAGCTCGCCAGATCTGCACACGGTCAGCGTATGCGTAGTTCGCGATGGCGTTCTTAAGCGCCGTTGCATATTGCGCTGGAATCATACGAATACCATCGGCGAATACCGCTTCGCCTGGTCGAGACAATGCTCACGAAGTCCAGCCATCTTCGCATCCACTTGACCATCCTTGACATCGATGAGGTGCGTGATGCTCGATGCTTTGCGAATCCAGCCCTGTCGTGCAGCTGCGCGAATGTCATATCGCTCCACGTTCGCTGGTCCGATGTCCTGCCATTGCAGGTCTCCTGAGCCATCATTGATGGTGTAGCCGGAGTTCGTGACCCACTGCGGAAACTGTGGCTCAGTCGTGTCGGATGTACCAGCGATGATGCACTTGTACAGGCGTCCGGTTGCGACCGTTGGAATGATGATGTCGCCATACACATAGGCTGTCGACGCAGTCCAGACAGTCCAACGAGCGTGGTCATCCACGAGCTGCTGTAGTGCTGTGCTGTCCAGGAACGGGTACTGGTCAGATGCGACCATCCATGCGAGGCGTTCGAGTGCTTGAGTCCTAGTGAGTGGCATGTGTACTTCCTAAAAGAAAAAGAGGAACGGGATACCCCGCTCCCCTTTGTGGACGAGAGTCCTACAGACTAGCTTGCAGCTGCCTGAAGAACGATGAGCGAACCAGGGACCTGATCGGCAACGGTTGCGGTGACGTTTCCGACATCGAACGCGTTGAACGCGTACCGCTCCGTGGCTTTGAAGGTCAACGCGTCCTCGATGAACTTGACCTGGTCGGAAACTTCGACCGTTACACCACGGCGATCGCCGAAGGCCACACCCTTGGAGAGGTCTCCGAGGACTGCGAGCGTACGGCTTACACCTGTTGCGGATGGCATGTTCTGAACAAACGAGATCGGGATACCGAACAACGTTGGTTCAGGACCATATGCATTTTGGATGTCCATGATGGAGTTTCCACCGAGTGCGATGAGCTTATCGGCGCATCCGTTGTAGAACACGCTCTTGTGCATATACCAGCGCGGATTCGTCGCATATGGCTGAAGTTTCGCGACCATGCTCTGCCAGTTCGCGAGGGTGAAGCTGGAGAGGTTGGTCTGCGAACCAGAAGGACCGACGACCATCGAGGCGATGCTGGAGAAGGTTCCGGAGAGTGCCTTGATGCGTGGCATGATTCCAGTGATGGAACCATAGGTGCTTGTGCCGTCTCCTTGGAATGCAGCTGCATCCTCAGCCAGTGCGAGACCGTATGCAAAATCCTGTGCAAGTGTGGCACCGAAGTCGATGACAGTGTCCTCGTTAAGTTCCTTGGACACGATGGTCAGGATTGCGAGTTTCTTGGCCAAGAGCTGAACCTGCGAGAACGCGATGTCGGACGCCGTGATTGCAGTTGCTTCACCAGGATAATAAGTCGTGGTCGAAGTGGACGCGTTTGGAACGTTCAACGTGTCAGACGTCATCGGGTAGATGCGGCTGTAGCGACGTGCAACACCGTATTCGTTGCGGAGCCAGATCAGACTGGACGAAACGATTTCAGGGACTGTGAAGCCACCTTCGCTGTTCGTTCCTTCGGTTTGCGACTTGATGCCATTCTCTGCACACCACTTGGCTGCTTTAGCATTGCCAAGAACATTGCCACGGACCCACTGACCAAATGCATAGGCCTTGAAGTTTGCTTCATCACGGGTTCCTGGGAATGGGTTGCGTGTTACTCCGCCGGACTTCCATGGCTCGTGCTTTGGTGCTTCGGATGCGACAGGAGCAGGTACGGAACCGAACTCCTTGAGCATGTCGATGCGCTCAGAGAGAGACTTTGCGGATGCGTGAAGGCGATTGGCTTCGGCCATATCTCCGCCGTTGATGAGGACTTCCTTAGCAGCTGCGATTGTAGATTGTCGCTGTGCTTCGAGTTGTTCGATTGTCATTGACTTAACTCCAAGATCATGAGTTCGCGGAGGAGAGCGTTCTTCGCTTCGTCCACTTCACTCGGTTTTTCGACGATGGAAACATCTTCGCTCGATGCTTCGTCTCGAAGCTCTGCCCAGATGGTTTTTGCGAATCTTGTCGACTCGCTTCGTGAGAGACGAACTGCATCTCGCAGACGTCGCTCCACTTCTCGAATGGACGTAGGACGCTCTAGCATAGCCTTGAGGCTTTGCGCTTCAGCGACCGGGTCCTTTACTTTGCTGTTCAGTTCCTTGGCACGAACTGCAAACGCATCGATGATTGCATCGACGTGTCCTCGACCGAGTCCTGCATCGAATGCGGCCATCATGCCTGCACACAATCGGTCATAGAGTGCCTCAACGCCTTCGTGGACCATCTCCTTATCCAGTTCACCGTAGACGCTCTCCACGAAGGTTGCGACATCCTCACCAGGCGTGACAGGGATAATCATCTCTTCTTCTTCCATACCATCCTCCATGTCGCCATACATGTCCTTAAGACTCTTGACCATGTTCATTGGCTCCGCTGGTGTCGGTGTCAGTGATGCCTCACCGATCGGCCAGCGTGTGATTTCGTAGCGTCCATCAGCACTCTTGCGACGCTCGACCATGTGACCTGTGGCGCCGGAGGAATATCCAAGTTTGCCAGACTTCGCGAGGTCGGCAATCATCTTCTGGTATTCATCAGCCATCTGAATCTGAGCTTCGTACCATAGGCCCTTGTCATCCATGGTGATGTAGCCACTACCGATAGTGGACTTCCCGATGGTTTTGTCCTGGCCGTGATGATAATAGAGGTTCATCGGGACACGATCACCAGACTTCATCGGTCGACCAAAGTCTGTGGACGCAGTGAAGTAGTCGCCCTCGAGGTCAGCGCCACCGAAGCGCACCAGGTAACCACGAACACGGCCCTTGTCATCGGCCTTGATTGCATCACCAAAGGACACCAGAGTCTGCATCATAAATCCTTCACTGGTACGACCACAGCCTGTGGTCCCCACTGTTCATCTTGAACTACTTTACCGAATGCTGAGAGTGGTGTACCTGTCTCATACAAACGATATCGCGAAGGTCCTAAGACCTGCCGACGCTCCGCCTCGCTCAACATTCTGAACTGTTCTTCTTTGTCCGGCATTTCTTCCGGTTCATCGAAACTCCCTGGTGGAAGTCCTGCAAGTTCAGCATACGTCGGCGTGATCGGAATCACCGTACATCTACAGTTTGGATGCGAAGGTACAACATCCGCAACAGGATTCGGGTCACCGTGAAGCGACCAGCACACAGGACACACGTTCACATCTCCCGCTGAGATGCGACGCCAGCCACGCACAATGCTCAGATTCGCCTCGAACGTCTGGCGCTGTGCTTCTCGGTTTGCACGAATCATCTCTGTTCGTGCGATGGTAGCAGCTCGTGATGGTGCGAGCGTTTCGTACGTCCGCGCCATGCGTCGTGCGACCTGAAGTGGATTGAGACCTTGTGCAATACCGATGGTGACATGGTCTGCCGAGAATGGACCGATGGCATCAAACAGCAGACCGAGCGGTGAGCTGTCAGCGGCGAAGCCGACCACGTTCGTTATGGCCTCAACTGGTAGTCTGTTCCACATCAGATCAGCGGTGAGTGAGACCGAATCAGGGATACCGGCGACTGCTCGCACCAAATCTTCCTGTATGTCTAGCGACAGCTGTATGGCGCGTCGTTGTCCGCCTGTTGCGATGTCGGTCGCTTGTGGCGCCCATCGTGCGACTTCATCAGCCATCTGCACATTGAGAGCCTCGAGGCGGAGCATGTACTCACTGAGACCACTGATGTCCTCACCTGCTGCCTGTGCTGCCTCGATGGCGGTTGTCACCGCTTCGAGGCGCTGAAGGTTGTCAGCCTGGAGAACACCATATGTTCGGCGCATCTCCGCGAGTGCGACATTCTCACGATATCGGAGTTTATTCCGATACGACTCATTGACTTGATAGATGTCAGGCATCGGCGTCTGTCAGCTCGTAACCATAGTACGGATGATATGACTTGCCGTTTTCCTTCGGTGCCATCTTTTTGAGGATCTCTTTACGCGCAGCTGTAGCCCAGCGATATCCAGCATCGCCACCCCATGCAGCCCATGCCACACGACCAGCTGATGGATAACCTTCTTCACCTGGTCGGAAACCTTGCGCCTGTTTGTCTACTTCGTGACGTCGGAAAAACGAATACATGCGAAGGACAGTTGACTCGCTGAGTTTCTCACCGCTGATGATCTGGTTTGCTCGCGCCCATGCGACAGCGGTTCCACCATCGTGACCAGCATCACGCCACTCGATGGCGCGTTGTGCTTCCTCCTTCATCTCTTTGGAAGGAAAGAACTTCAGTCCTGGCTCATTAGTCGTTTCTTCTTGCGCGTACGCTTTGGCTACAGTCTGGACAGGCGCAGGAACTAGAACTTCCTGACCATCCTTCGAGACTGGAACAGCAGTCGGATGATAATAACCTTCGTCGTCATCCGAAGGCGCCACACCTGCCACACGCTTCGCGGTTGCGAGGTCAACGATGCCAGCCTTATAAAGTCTCTCGGCGCGTTCAGCGTCCTCATTCAGGTCAGCCTGAAGCGCAGGAACATTCGTCACATCGAACTCTAAGTAATCACCAGGCTGAGTTTCTTCGTAGTCTGGAAGGAGAGCGATGGTCAAAGCTTCGGCCATCTGACGCATCAGCGGAATCATTCCGTCGGTCCATGCCGAACGTGTGGCCTGCTCGAGGTTGCTATATGTTGCTCTCTCGAGACCACTACCGAGTTGAAGGACCAACGGATTGAGACCGATGGCAGCACAGACACGCTCCTCCGGTTTGCGACGGATCTCGTCAAATGCCATCTCGGATGGTTTGTGGCTGACCTTCTCGACCTTAAATGGGCCAGTCATTACCAGGACAGAACCAGCGGAATCACCTGTGAAGTCCTGCTGTAGTTTCGCCTTCGTTTGTCGTGCATCGTCTTCGCTGAGGTCTTCGACACCGCCCTTGTAGTCTGGTCCAACCATCATCGATGGCATGCCACCGTGTCGTACCATGCCGAATGCAGCTGATGCAGCGACGTTGTCTGTCGCGATCTCGCGAAGGACAGATGTCACAGGAGAGCGTCCGAAGCGAGAGTCCTGCGGATCTCGACCATACCGAATGTGGATGAGGTCCTCGAGCGCGATGTCGTACGACGTTCCATCGACCGTGTACTGGTATTTCACCAACGGGTTGACCTTGTTTCCGACTGGACGCATCATGTCAGCCGCTAGGTATTGAAGACCAACCACACGACCAGAAACACGCACCTTCCGGAAGTAAGCATTTCCGAGGAGTTGATAATCGGGAATGATCCACGACCACACCAATGAAGGCGGGACATTCGGCGTCGGTTGCGAGAGCAGCTGTAGGACCGGATGGTCTGCGACATTCTCGACCTGTCCATCTGGCATCGGACGTCGAACAACAGGAACACCTTGACTCCAGTTGCGGATGTACCAGTCCATGCCGATGGCCACGATGCTGTTTAGCATCAGGTCTCCAGCCTGGTTGCGCCAGTTATAGTTTGAGCCTGGAAGGTTACGTGTCAGCAGGGACCAGAAGTCGCCGTTTCCAGTGCCAGTGAAGTAGGACGTCTGTCGCTGAATCAGCGGAGGCGGAAGCAGTGCAGAAGGTGAGGCTGTTGCTTTTCCGAGAAAGCGGTCAAAGAGTCCCATA